CAGGTAATCGCTTCTCGGATCAAATTCCTTGGGAACCTTACCGTTAACACCAGTAACATGGTAGCGAGTACGGCCGTCATCGCAAAACCTGCCCGGTGGCACAAGACGGTCTCGATGAACGTGACTATAGCCGGTAATCGCGAACCGGTGCTCCTGCGCAAGTACGAATACCTTCGTAATTATTTCCCAGACCCCACAGCAACCGGGATCCCTAAGTATTATGCGGACTACGATTATTCGAATTGGCTCGTAGCTCCGACCCCTGCCGCCGCGTACGCATTTGAGGTGCTTTACTACGAGCGGGTCCAACCGTTAGAGACGTCGAACCAGACCAACTGGTTCACGATTTATGCTCCGCAAGCCTTACTCTACGGTTCGCTCCTTCAAGCGATGCCATTCCTTAAAAACGACGATCGTATCCCAATGTGGCAATCGCAGTACGACGCGATTATGGCCACACTGGCTGAGGAGGATAAACTCCGCATTGCTGATCGTCAAGCGATCGCGGTGGATTCATGAGCTACGTCAGCCCCTTCACTGGCGACGTAATCCAGCCGACGGATGTAAGTTTTCGCGCTGTCACCCTGACGACGAATACCCAGCTAAATTGGCCGTCGAACAGTACGACAAACGCTGACTTCGCGGCAAGGATTATGCAGGTCACGGCTAGCACCGTAAGTCTTAACCTATACATGCCGCCAGCGGATCAGACTTCGGTGGGTAATGACGCTCTTATTCGAAATATCGGCGCGAACACATTTACGGTTAAAGACTATGCTGGGACCAACACTATCGTATCAGTGGCGGCGGGCGAATCTAAGTACATTTACATTACCGCGAATTCAACCGCTCAAGGCTCTTGGGGTATAATCGCCTTTGGGACTGGAACGTCTTCGGCTGATGCCGCAACGCTCGCTGGATATGGACTCATCGCCAGTGGTGCTACGCTAAACCAAAGTCACCCAAGCTCCGCGATTACTACCGGCTCTACGTTTGCCGCAACGGATCGAGCACAAACTCGAGTGTTCGGGGGTGGTTCTGGGACTGCAACGCTCCCCGCCGCCGCAACGCTTGGTAATAACTGGTTCACGCTTTTTAAGAACAATGGTACGGGGTCTTTCACGATCTCTTGCACGGGAGCTGAACTGATTGATGGCAACAGCACCAAAACGTTCAATCCGACGGAATCCGCGTTCATTGTATGTACGGGAACGGCGTATGTTACCATCGGCTACGGAGTCAGCTCTCAATTTGCCTTCACCGCTTTGATTAAGAGTGTGACCGGCGGTTCGGTGCTACTCACCAATAACGAGGCGGCTAACAATATCCAAGAATACGTGGGTACTTTAACTAGCAACGTCACTGTTACATTTCCTCCCGTCGTAAACTTGTATATTATCTCGAATCAACTCACTGCTGGTGGGTTTACGTTCACGGTGACGACCGGCCTCGGATTCACAGCAACGATCCCCCCGGGGCAACAAGCCACACTGATCTGCGATGGTGTGAACTTCCTCAATGCTAACACTACACAAGCCGGTGCATCTACCTTCAGTCTAGTAGATGGTACAGTGGGAACTCCATCACTAAACTTCGCGGCCGAGACTAGTACGGGTTTGTTCAGGCCCGGTGCTGGAGAGATAGCTATTTCCGTGCTTGGCACCAAACGTGTGGGTGTTACCGCCACTGGAGTCAGCGTGACGGGATCCGGCACATTCTCTACAGGCATTGCTGGGGGCACCTTCACATGACCAAGAAGGTCTTCGCCCTTGACACCAAACCCGGTATTCAACGGGATGGAACCGTCTTCGACGCGAATTCTTACCAAAGCGGTCGGTGGGTGCGTTTTCAACGTGGGCGTCCGCGCAAGATCGGTGGATTCCGAGAGATAGTGGACGACTTAGCGGGACCGTCCCGTGGTATATATCTGAATCCTCAACAGAACTTTAATAACGTGTTTAACGGCTACTCCGGTGGCTTACAGTTACTCCCGATTGATAATGCGGGTATTGGATCCGGTATTACCGACATGACTCTTACCGGATTTACCGCAAATGCCAATAACCTCTGGCAGTTCGACACATTTTACGACGTCAGCGGGTCTGGCAACAACCTCTTGCTGGCACACCCCGGGCAAAATGGCTCGCTAATCGACAATAATGTTAATACCTCGGTATTGGGTGGTAACATAACCGGCACGAGCTTGACCCCAATCGGTGTATTTACACAGGTCGCGGCCACGATCACCTCGGGATCGGCCAACATCACACTATCTACAGCGAACGTTCTGATCGGTGCAGGTCAGGTGGTGACTGGTACCGGGATACCTGCCAGCACGACTGTGGTCTCGATTACTACTACTGCGCTAGTGATTTCCGCGCCAGCCACGGCCAATGGATCATCGATCACATTGACGTTCGACAACAACGTTTCAGTGTCGGGCGGCGTGGTCACGCTACATCCCTACGTGTTCGTGTACGGCAACGACGGACAAATCCGGAATAATTCGGCTGGTAATGCTAACGATTGGGTTTCGGCCGACGCGAACGAAGTATCCGTCGCCACCGGTAAGATCGTGAAAGGCCTTCCAGTGCGCGGTGGCTCAAACGCCCCGTCCGGCCTTTTTTGGAGCTTGGACTCGCTGATTCGCGTGTCCTATATTGGTGGCGTAGGCACTCCCGCGCAGTTCTGGCGTTACGACCTAATATCGAGCCAGTCTTCGATCTTGTCCTCGCAGTCCGTAATTGAGTACGACGGCATTTACTACTGGTGTGGTGTTGACCGATTCCTGCTCTACAACGGTGTGGTCAAAGAAATCCCGAATACGTTCAACCAGAACTACTTCTTCGATAACTTGAATTACGACGCACGCGAGAAGGTGTGGGTAACTAAAGTTCCGCGTTTCGGCGAGATTTGGTGGTTCTACCCTCGCGGTACTGCTACCGAGTGCACAGATGCGGTCATCTATAACGTGCGCGAGAACATCTGGTACGACGCAGGTGAGGCGGTTGGAGCGCAAAGATCTGCCGGGTTCTTCTCGCAAGTATTCCACTACCCTATTGCGGCCGAATGGAATTTGAATGCATCGGGGGGTATCTTAACTGCCACGATTACCAACGGGGGTGCTGGGTATACCAATGGCACATTTAACAATACGCCCCTCACTGGTGGAGCCGGAACGGGAGCTACAGCCAATATTACAGTAGCTGGTGGTATTGTGACTACGGTAGTTATTAATGGCCACGGCATTAACTATGTGGTTGGTAACACTCTCTCGGCCGCGTTAGCTGGGGGTGCGGGATTTGTACTTACAGTCGCTACGCTGATGTACTTTGTCTCGTTATTCCAAAACGAGATCGGGACAGACAAGGTGTCGGGTGCTACGGCTTTAGCGATTGAGTCGTACTTCGAGACCAACGATCTCGGATGGGTAGCTGGCGGTCCTTCGCAACCCGCTCCGGTGGGCGATAACAAGTGGTTACGTTTGGAGCGTGTTGAACCCGATTTTATACAGAGCGGCGACATGGAACTGTACGTCACTGGACGACCGTTCGCACAATCAACGGACGTTACTAGTTCGGCCTATACATTCAGCTCGTCAACCGGTAAAATCGATATGCGGGAACAGCGTCGCGAGTTGCGCCTTAAATTCGTATCTAATGTGGCGGGCGGTAATTACCAGCTTGGTAAAGTCATTCTAAACGCTGACCTCGGCGACGTGAGACCTTAATGGCTGAAATACTTAACCCCGCACAGGTCTACGATCCTCGCTACCACACTTTTGAGTCGTGGGCGAGCCTGATGTGCGAGCAGTATGCGGCGCAACAATTATGTATTCCTGATGCCACTACTGACTGGAAGGATTGGGCGGCGGGACTTAAAGCTATTGACGTCTTCACGAATGAGGGCATCCCCGGTCCCTACCAGTACGACGACTGGCAGGTGTGGGCCGAGCATCTCGTCAACGCTGTTAACCCAGCGGTGAGCTAATATGGCACGACCAATATTGATGAGCGACGAGGAATTGTACCAGCTGACTGGCAGTTGGGAAGAAGCCGCCGCATTACGAGATCAGCAAAACATAGCGATTAATCAATACGATTGGTCACAGCCAGCGGTTGCTAGTGGTCTTTCTGCAATCACATCAGCCGCAGACACTTCGAACGTAGGTAACGTACTGTCCGGCAACATTTTAGCAGGTGCCAGCTGGAATAGTACGAATCAGACGCTGGCTGATGAATTAACAGCCGCTACAGGTCTGCAGACACTTAACACTGCTGTGGGTGGCGCGACGACAGCCGACACGTTGAACCAACTCAATACTTTCATTGACTCTGGTGGGTCGTTTGCTCCCGGCGCGACCGTATTCTTGCAAACCGGCGGCGTCGACATGCTTCAGGGCATAGACACCAACACGATTACGAATAACATCAACGAAATCGTATCTATCCTTGGGAGCCAAGGTGTCAATGTGGTTCTCACTGGCTCTCCGGAAGTTGACTCGATGGATGATGTCACGAGCGGCAATTTTGACTCAAGTTCAGCATCTTTCTACGATGATATTGTAGCCGCTAACAGCAATGTGGTCTTAGTCGATAGTATGGGTCAGATCTTACAGGATCAGTCGTTGCTTCGAGATGCACTACATACCAATGCGGCTGGGGAAAAGATCTACAACCAGTCGGTGATTGATGCGTATAACCGCTTAAATCCCGGAGATCGAATCGTAGCCGTTGATACTAACACTGGGACTAGTTTAGTAACGTCTGGCGTGGTCGGTGATTCTACGACAACCGCCGGATCGAGTAATGTGGTAGCTGATACTTCTACCACATCCGGTACGGGCGCATTAGCTCAAGCGACGACTGACACGTCCACTGCGGCAAGCACTGTTGCCGACGCCTCTACCACGGCTGGTACAGGCGCGTTAGCAACGGCGACAGCGGGAGCCGACCAAACCGCTACGGATAACGCGGCCACCAGCACAATACAACTCGCCGGTCAGAGCTTTAATATTAACAACGCCGCAGTCGATACAGTTACCGCGCAAATTCTTGCCCAAGGTACTACTTCCAAATGGACCGGTGAGGGGTTCGGATCTGCTGAAGCTAACGCTAGAGCCATGGCTCAGCAATTAGTAGCGAACGGTGTTACTGACATCAATCAAGTCGGAAAAATCGACCAAAAGGTCGATGTCACCGTCACGCCCAAGTACACATACGCAGACTCTGGTCAGGTGGACCAAGATGGTCAGCCGATTATGACCGCCACATTGATCGGCTATTTCGACCAGAGTGGTAAGGAAGTCGACGCATCACTGGTTAAAACTGAGCAAATATACGACGGCGGCGATAGCGGAACTTATTCGGCCTCCTACGTCGCCCCGGTCGGTACTGTATCTGTAATCGGTAATAAAGCCACTGGTCAAGCCCTCATCAACGACTACGGCGAGCGTGGTGGCATCGGTGATGCTTGGTCGGGTACTTACGCGGGCGATGGTAATACGGCATTTCGGGCAACATTCGACGCTAGCGGTAAGCCCATTTTCTACACCACTAAGGCCTCTAGTAG